GGATCAAAACTATCAAATTCTAGTCTAGTGCAATTTGTCAGAATTACCATCATCGATATAATCAATACCAGTTTCTTCATAAAATTCTCCTTCCGAGTCACAATCCCAACATTGATGAACTGTTTCACCCATCTCTGTTGCAACTTTTAAATATCCATTACCCTTACACGTAGGGCAAATCATTAATTGTATACTAGCTTTTTTTAATTTTGCCATTTAGTCTTCTCGCTTTCTCATTTGCTAAAGATTCAATAGTTTTTGCCACAGACAATTTAGCATCGGGCAATAATACTTTCGACAAAGACTCTAAGATCTTGTATGTTTCTTTTGTCAGAGAAACATTTTTATATTTACTCATGTCGGTCATGCTTGTTTCCTTTCATTTTTAGATTAGTAATATAGGTGATTTTATAGGATTGTCAATGAAAATAATGTTAAGTTTAATAATTTGTTCTACACTAGCTGGTGAATGTTTAGAGCCTTACATATGGCATGAAAATTTTAGGACCCATTATGATTGTTTAGCATTTGGATATGAAGAATCACTTAAAAAATTAAAAGAGATTGGTAGAACTGACATCAATGAATATGGCATGTATATTAAGTTTACTTGTCTGCCCGATCCTAGCATTTGACATTGTGGCAAAATAATGGTAAGGCAGGGTTCTTCTCACCATTACCTATCCTTACTTTTCCCTCTTTAGGATAGGTGTTTCTTGATTCCACATCCACAATAAGATAACTGCAGGTGAAATCAAAAGACTAGTTACAAATACAGCCAATAAAATCGCCACTACCATCCTTCATTACATGCACATTGAATGGTGCATCGTGATACGTAGATAAATGTATTCGTAATATTTCACACAACTCAAAGCAATCTACTTTTACCAACAATGACATATGTTCCGTCATCTGCTTTGTAACAGGTACTAACTGAAACAATCCGTCGTTTAGTATTATTAGATCCATTTGCCCACTCCTTTACTTTTTTATACCAAAGATCCTTATATTTTGAATCTTTAGTTTTATTCCAAAGATTTGCTAAATCATCTAGGTTTTTTGTCGATTGCATTTGTACCTAACGTTATTATTTTCTTAATGCTTGGAGCTGAAAGGTGTAAATTTACACCATACGATTTCCAGGCTTGTTTCATTAAGTTTAATTCTAATAACAATGTTGAGTATTGTCGTTGAGATATTTCATTTGTTTTTATTGTTATAGTTTTTTCTTTCATATTGTAAGACTAGGATATTTTAGGATATTTGTCAACGCCCCTGGCCCCGATATTTTTTAAATCCTCTACGCTTATGTTTGTTCATTTTGCACAAGCTAGGGTTGCGTCCAATCGAAGTAGTATGAAATATAGGTTCGTGAGCTACTTTAGCGTATAACCCTTTAGCTTTCTTGGCCATCAGAAACCTCTGTTAATTTTAAAAATGTGTTTTTTGGATCTATATTATTTGGAATGTAACTTATTTTACCATTGATGTGTTGTCTTAGATCGGCACCACAACTCATACATCTAAACATTTCAGGAGTTAGACCAACTAACATAGTATGTTCTTCGCAGGTAGGACACTGCCCGTTAACAATTTCTGCCTGTATTTTCATTAATCTAATATTAGCTTTTTTATCGACAAAGATCCATCAATATTTTTCTCTAATTCCGCCATAGATTTTATGCACTGGTACTGCACCTGTTTTTTCGTATCACGCATTGCAACCCTCTTACCCTTTAGGCATTCAGACATAGACTCTTGTATTCTGTGTTCCTTGATTTCTCCGTTGATAATCATAAGAAGGGCCACTATCATCTCAGTCATAATATTTTACCTTTGTTTTTACCTTCTTTAATTTTGTATCTTTGTGTGCCATTCGCACCAATCTCTACTTCTTGTTTAAGATTTTTTACATAACTCATTTGTTTTGCTTTTTTTTCTTGATCAGAAATATAATCTAAGATTTTTCTAGTAATTCTTTCCATTTTCTCTAACCTTGTCTTTTAATTGTTCAATATCACTTAATGCTTTTTCTAATTGTGAAGAAAGAAATTCTATATTAACTTTGTTTGTCATATTCAACTCTTGAGTCTTTTCCATTTTCTCTACGGTTTTATAAAGATCTTCAATTAAAAATATCTGCTCTTGATCGACGGGGACCTGTTCGGACTTCTTAAGCAAATCATTTTGAAACAACTCACGTGATGTCTCCAGCGATACTAACCTTGCTGTAAGCTCGGTGTAAGCGAATGTGCCGGCTGCGACGAGCAAAATTAAGCTAGCAACCGTTTTCATAGGCATCTGCACGGCAGCGGATTCAGATATGTTTAAAGGTTTTTTACTCATTTATTTTTGGTTTTGGCTTTGGTAGTATATATTCTTTGTCATCTGTTTTCAATGGCTGTGATGGCCTTACAAAAACTGCCAGTAAACACAATAAAATTATCAGTATTGCTGTGAATCTGTAATTCATAACAACCTCCAATCATACTAATCTTGCCAGAATTTTGACACGATACTATTCCAAATAGCTTTTAACTTTTGTTTAATTTTTCTAATCATGTTTTTTTTCCTCTATTTCGTAAAAGAAGTTATCCGTATCCTCGGTCTTCCATTTACTTGTGTTTTCTACGTTCCATTCAGATGTTTGCACTTTCCAATCCGGGATATTATCCTTCACTGTAAAAGAAGGTATGTCCCATATACATCGATTGTTTGGCTGTGCTGCATAGTTCCCATCGTCTAGGGCTATGATATGAGCGCATTTGTGCTCGTGCGGTATCTCTGAATGATCCGTGTCTAAGATATTAGACTCTGGGTGAGCAAAGTCAACAGTAAATAAGTATTGACCATGATGCCATTTTTTATCTTTACCAATGTATTTACCAGCTTGACCGTCTAGAATATCCCAAGAATGCACAGAAGGATAATAAGAAAAACAATTCCAGAGTTGAAGTTCATCAAGTCTCCTAATGGGAACAGACTCCGGTTGAAAACCACGTTGAATAAAAGCCGTAATTGGGAGACGATAAAAGATTGCACCATTTTCCATAATAGCATGAAATAAGATTGACTTACCTGTAATAGCGCTAAGGCCAAAGATAATACAGTCTTCAACTTCTCCATGATGTTTTTTAAGATCATATAAATATTCTCTCCTTATTTGAGCATAAGTTACTGGTATATTTGCATTTAAGTAAGCCATAAAAAATCCTCATTTAATACTACCCCAATTCACTCCGGATTCATAGTCCACTTTGTTCTTAACTTCAAGAGGCATCGTTTGTTCCATTGTCTCTTTAATTAATTTTGATTCGTGGTCCGTGGTCGAAAAACAAAGTTCATCGTGTATTTGTATGTGAGGCACTATACCTTTTTCATAAAGATCTACCATAGCCTTCTTTGTCATATCTGCAGCGGACCCTTGTATCAATCTATTCAAAGCTTTGTAAGTAAATGCTCGTGTATAATGTTTATCAAAGAACTCACACTCAGGATCTGTTAGTTCATTATACTTTTTCATTTGCTCTAGCTTATAGGCATCCATAGCTTGTTCTTTATTATTATATAAAGGCACTTCGTCAAATCTTTGTTTATCATTATTCCATTTTTTATCGTTGGTTTCCCACTTATTAAATCTACAGAACCTATCCCCTAGAGTAAACAATAAGCCCTCTTCTGTTGCAAAGTCCGATAAAGCATAAGATAATTGCTTAACGAAAGGTACTTTACCATGATAAGTTTGAAATAATTTTCTAGCATTTACAGAGTCTAAACTTAATTCTTTTTGTAATTTTATTTTTCCCATACCATAAAACAGACCCAGATTGATCACTTTAGCTTGTGACCTTGGTATGTTTGCCATATCTGCAACGATCTGATGAAAGTCAGCGTCTTCTTTGTCAAACTCTTCTTGTAAACCGTCGGTCCCAGGAAGACCCAATTTGATCGCATAGTGTACAACAATACGAGGTTCTTGTTGTGAGTAATCAAATGACCCCCATTTATAACCATTATCAGGTATAAATAGTTCTCTCATCTTTTTACCAATAAATCCTTTTGATGGAATCTGTTGAAGGTTTGGGTTACTCATAGAAAATCTACCAGTTACAGTCCCACCGCCATCACCTCTTATCTGATTGATGTCAGCATGTATTCTACCATTATGTACGAAACTTAATAGACCATCTACAAAGGTGCTTTTAGCTTTATCAAACTCTCTAGCTTTAGCTACTAATCTTAAAAATCTATTCTCATGTGTACGTAAATAATCTTTTGGTAGTTGTGGTAGCTTAGACTTCGGTGTTGTTTTATAGTTTGTAATTTCCTGTTGGTCTAATAAATTTTTTAACGATGAAGCTGCCCATATCTGTACATCTACGTTTGTTTTTAATTTAATAAACTTAATTATCTTATCTCTACATCTTTCTAATCTTTTACCAAACTCCTCGGCTTTTTGGGTATCTATTTTAACTCCCTTAAATTTCATGTCAACTAGACAAGGAAATAATTTTGTTTCTAATTCAAATATATTCCTACAAGTTTTCTTTTCATTATTCTCTGGTTTAGTATATAATACCTCGTCTAATTTATTATTAAATAACTTCCATAGACGTAACGTTAAATTCACATCTTGTTTTGCATATTCTTTTACAACAGAAGCAGGTAGTTTGTGCATGTTAGTCATAGGATCTTTTACAGTCCCACCAGACCACTCTAATGTTTTTTCTTGTAGATCGTATTTGTATTTCTCATCTTTCAAATAATCTTTTGATAATGAGTCTAATGAATATTTAAATCTATTTTCATCAATTACAGAAGCTGCAATCATTGTGTCAACAATTCTACCTCTCATCTTTTTACCAGTCACAGCTCTTATCCAACAGACATCATACATAGCATTGTGAAATACTTTAGTAATCTTTTCGTTTTGAAAAATTTTTTCGTTTAAAGACTCCCAGAGTTTTAATTTTTTATCTAAAGATAAATCTGTATCAGCATGACTCAAAGGAAAGTAAACAGTTTCATTATCAGTTGCAATAGCAATACCACAAATAAAACCATCACCTCTGATAGCACCTAATCCTTTTGATTTTAAATTTGGATCATATGTTTCAATATCAACTGCTACAGTGTCTATACCTTTTAGATTTAAATCTTCTGGTGTATTACACATTATAATCCCTTTCGATTATCATCTCTATAAAATGTATTGCTTTCAATAAATCTTCTTTACCATTTTTATCTTGATGTCTTATTATGTATTTTATAGCACATCCTTCAGGATATAAAAGTTTATTCTCCACTACAAATTTACTTGGCTGAATCTTATACTTTTGATAGTGACTCCCGCCGTGCTGCTTGTCCCATACTTTACTCATTGTCTAACTCCTAGTGTGTATTGTTTTTGTGATGCGATGGTCCAACAGTCAATTCTTCCTCGACTGTAACCTACGTACTTCAAACGAAGTTGTGTAAAATAATCTTCTCTTCTTGTTGCAGTTAAATCAACAACAACATTATCAAATGTCATACCTTTTACTTTGTGTATGTTTCCATACTGAACTCGACTTACTTCTTCTACGTCAACACCATCTCTAATTAGTTGTCTAATAAATCTAACTTGCTCTTCATTTATTTTACTTTTTATTCGAGTGTCCAAAAAGTCAGTAAATTCAAGGCTTTTTTCATATAAATAACCTTTGTCAATCATCTCTTGAATTGTATATTCTTTATCAATCCATTCTTTAAATGTTTCTTTTCCTTTACCTCTTACGATAGTTTGCATACCCATATACTCCCAAAAATATTTTATTTGTTGTAGTGATACTGGTTTACCTTTTACAAACTCTGGCCAGTTCTTATGACATTCAAATTGTTTTTTAGAAACAAACGGATCATTTCCTACTGCGCAAAAATTAATTCCGTTTCGTAATAAAAAAGCTCTTGCCCATTTGTGTGAAGGGTTGCCTCTAAATGTAAATAAAAAACTTTCTTTTGTATTTTTTATTTTATCTAATAGCACTCTCATATGAGAACAGTCTGTTATATAATCAGGCAAATGATAATGATGACCTATTATATCTTTTGCAGGTTTCCATATTCTATTATACTCATACTCCTGCCAGATCGGTGCTATAATTTTTTTACATAATTCATTTATAGTTTTTCCACATCTCAACCCTTGTTCTAATTGCTCTGCGTCTTTAGAAATTGTATGAAAATAATCTGCGTCAGCTCCAGCCCATTCAAAAATAGTTTGATCTGGATCTCCTACCATAATAAATTCTTCTGCATTGGTTGCAATTTTTTCTAAAGCTTTTCTTTGTGGAACGTTACTATCTTGTGCTTCGTCAACTATTAAAACATCTATGTCAGGTATCTTAACATTGGGATTGTTAAACTCTTGTATCATATCTTCGTAGGCTCGAACCTGTTCGTTTCTTTTATATTCTGTAGCCCACTCAATCATATCATTAATCATTTTCAAATCTTTGTAAGTTTTTAATTCACCTCTTTCTTTTAAGATAAGATAATATTCTTTAGTAGTAAGCCCTCTTCCAATTGCACCTTTAACAAATTTATAAAAGTCATGGTCCTCAGAAACATTTTCTTTTACGTCATGATATCTAAATTCCTTGTGCATTCTACAAAGATTTGCATGATCTTCATCTTTAAATAAAGATTTTTTAATTAATTTACTTTGGCAATATTTATGTATTGTACAAATTCTATTTTCAAAAAAATCTTCTTCTAATTTCATATCTTTTATTTGTTGTAAATCTTCTACAGCTTCTCTAATTTCATCCGCAGCTACATTCGTATGTGATAACAAAATCATCTTTTCAGGAGAATATATTTTTAAAAGCTCTTGATACTTTTCTTTTAGATAAATATGTGTCTTACCAGTTCCTGGGGGACCAACTATAAATTTAAGATTGCTCATGTGCTATTTGCTTTACCTCCGTAACTTCTTCAAACTCTCCTTCATGAATTAAATGAGTTTCATCCACGTTGTAGTTTTCTATTTTGTATGTAGAGCAAGAGTGTTCTTTATATTTACCCCTGTATTTTTTTGCTTTGAGAACGTTCCTGCATTTTAAAACTAAATCTACTCTGGCCATACTTACTCTTTTCTTTTGTAAGTATTCATCAAACTTGTCTAACTTAAATTCTAAACTTTCGTTTTTAATATTATAGAAAGGCATACCAAACAAATGTAATTCTTTTTTATCTGTAAATGCTTTGTGCTCTGCAATAAAACTATCAAACCACCCAATAAATCGTAGGTCCTCACTAGATTCTGGATCATAGTCTTGTGATTTTCTACGTGTTTCAAACTTAGCAATCATCATTTTTTCAAAGTCCATTTCTTTCATGTAAGGTAAAAACACTGCAGCTTGTTTCATCACTTCGTTATAAAATATTTTTTTATTCATCAACTGTGGTCCTTCTACAGTTATATCTTTTTCAACTTTCTTACCTTCTTCTGTAGTATATATTTTTACAAAATATCTATCACTTCCATATTCAGTTATTTCACCAACGTGCTCTTGTATCTCCTCTGTATTGTTCTCAATACCAATCCAACTAAATAATTTTATTACATCTTTTTGATCTACATTTAAAACTTCTGCTAATTTAGGAATCCCATATTGTTTATCTGCTTTCTTACCTGTTGTTCCTTTTTCATTACGCTTTTCAGCTTCAGTGTCGTTTGCTTCAATAGCAATGTTGTGTACAAACTTATCTATTTCAATTGCTGTCCAATCTGTATTCTTAATTAAAGTTCCTGCTATCGCTGTACAATAAATATCTCTAGACCCAGCAGGTGGATATATAATTGTCAGTGCTGTAGACAAAGCGATCTTACCTACATCAACTCTTATATTACCACTATACTCATGAATGTTAGTGTAAGTTGCCCATTCAACTGTTTCTCCGTTATCATCGTAAGGAGACTCTGGAACTATTGTGTATCTTTCTTTACCACTTCTTAATTCACAAAGAGTTGCTCCGTGAGGAAACTTTTCAAAGTTCTTTTCAAAACTTTTTGGTAGTATGTATTGTGTAAATTTGCAAGAACCTGTCCAAAGGTAATGACTATTTGGATTATTTCTTCGGCCATAAACTGCCCCGCAGTCTTTTAAATAATGTGTAATAAATCTTCTGACAACAAAGTTGTCTATGTCTAAATCAATGTGTTTATCTAATCTTAATGCTATCTGTGCTTTTGCGTGATTGTTTTTCCATTCTTCTTTCGTTAAACTAAAATCTTCTTTCTTCCAACTGACCCTAGCTTTCTTTTGATCAGTGGGTATTATCACGTGACCAAGATCAAGCCAATCTTCATAGGTAATAGGTTTTGTATTTATCTTATCATTCATAAATTAAAAGTGGGCATCTCCACTCTCGCTTTGACGCCCACTACCTAGGATTCTATAAATTCAAAGATTTCTTTGTCTGCTCTTGAACTTCAGGTTTAGCTTGTATCTCACCTTTACCTACAGAATCAGCAAAAGATTTTGCCATGTCATAGATTGCTTTATCAGTGACAGGTCCTTCCTTCGCTACATCCCAACCAAACCATGTTCCTTTGTCGTTAGACATCTGAACAGTAGATAGATTATAAATGTGGCTGTAAGTTGGCGGAGTAAACAAACCATTTTTACCCTGCATTTTAATACCCAACATCATTGAGTTCCACTTTCTACTAACTTTAAGTTGAGTAGACTTCATAGAAATCAAAGCTGTTTGAGGATTTTTACCAACGATAAGTACAAAATGACTAGCTGTATTATCAAGATAATTACCGTTTGGTAATCTGTCTTTATAATCTTTACCTCTAGTTGTTTTGCTAACAATATCACTATCTGCATCGTGAATTGCTACAGGTGCACCACTGCTGGTACCTCTGTCTTGCCATTCAATGTACTGTCGTTTGTAGTGACATGGTACAACAGATATTTTGTCGTACAATTCATTAGTCACGGTATTAATTATTTTACCCGGCTCTGCGCCCTCGACGTACTTACCATCTCTTTTGTTTACCTCTGGAGATAGTTGTCCCAAAATTTTTAAGAATGGTAACGCAAGATCTTCTTGCGAAATATTCTGGGCTCCTTGTTGTGCATCAGCTTCCATATCAAATGTAGCCAGTGCACCATTCTTTTTTTCTGTTACTTGGTTCATGTTTATTTGTTCCTTTTTATTGTTGTCTTATTCTCCGAGAACACCCCGAAGATTTCCGTTGGCATTTCTTTACCTGCCTCAATACGCTCACGGACTAACGCTTTTAGAGTCATGGGTTCGACCTTCATCTTTTGTGTCGGTTGAAACCCATTACTCTTTGCAAGTTCGGCATAATCAGCCGCCTTGTTATCTTCGTTACGACCAAACGATACGAGTATCTCGTTTTTGATTATATCGCCTAAGCCATTTTCACGAAGCCAGTTAAACGCCGATTCTTTATTTGCCTCTGTTATAGTTGCACGATACGACGTTGAAACTTTAAGATGTGATCCATCTTGAAGTTTTAATTCTGCTAAACCCATTTCACTCATCATAGTAGGTATAACCTCTCCTGATATGCGTTGGTATTCTTTTTTTAAATCTTTTAGATTGTTTTCACTAGTTTCTATTCTAGTGTGTAAACCCTCTAACATTTCTACTTGATCTGCAAGAGACTGAATATTTTCAGTTTTACTCATTGCATCTTGTTGGTCTTTTTCAAAATCAATACTCATTTATTTCGCCTTTCTCATATAAGTTTATTTCTATTGAATAATATTTTCTTTCTTGTTTGTCCCATTTTAACAAATTATATTTGCCATGGGTAATATCAGATACAATTGAACATGCAACACCTATGATTGCAGGATCGCCTGTAAGTAGTAAATAATCTTTCTTTTTATATTCTTTCAAACCTTGTCTTAACTTATATATAAGTGGACCTGGTGAAAAAATCATTTGAGAAAACTCTGGTAACAAAAATTTAAATTGACCATAATTTGCTGCACCCATAATATTTATTTTTGGATTGCCTGCACGTGTGCCTGCAATTTCTTGTATAACATATACAGTAGGTACAGAACTACTTTTTAAATTTTCATATTTATTACTTTCTGACATTGACATATCATATAACATCCTTTATATCTATGTCAATAGAAAGATGAATTATAAATTTAAGACAAAACCATATAAGCATCAATTGACTGCTTTAGAGAAGTCATGGAATAAAGAAACGTATGCATATTTTATGGAGATGGGTACAGGTAAAACAAAAGTTCTTATCGATAACATGGCTATGTTATATGATAAAGGTAAAATTGATGGTGCACTAATTATAGCACCGAAAGGTGTAATTAAAACCTGGTATGAACAGGAGTTACCCACACACTTACCAAATCATATAGAGAATGTGTC